CTGCTCGCAGATGGCGACGGACTCGCCCATCGCCACCAGCCGGGCCAGGTATTGCTCCATGGCATGCACAGGCAGGCCAGCCATGGGAATGGGCACGCCGTTGGACGAGCCCCGCTTTGTCAGTGTCAGATTGAGCAGCCGCGCGCCCCGCTCGGCGTCTTCGTAGAACATTTCATAGAAGTCGCCCATGCGATAGAACAACAGCAACGGCCCGGCCTCGGCTTTGAGGCGCAGGTACTGTTGCATCATCGGAGTGTGGCCGATAATCGATTCCTCGATTTCGCCGGACGATTTCGTGTTTTTGCCTTGTGCTGCTTGCATTTACTGAAGGATGAGCCTTGATCATTGAAGGGCGGATGGCCCAGCGACGCCTATCTAAACCCGACATCACTTGCCGTTTTGGCGTAACTTTTTCGGGTGTGATTTTGAAAAGTTACGCCGCTTCGTTTAGCATCTTCTGGAAAACTTACGCCAGAGAGGCAACCTAGCTATGCAATTCGATGCGCGCGCCGCCAAGCTTCTTGAGCCAGGGCAACACCTTACCATTGATGGATGCCCCGGCTTACGCTTGGCAGCAACGGCCACCACCAGGACCTGGTTGTACCGGTTTAAGAGTCCGATAGACGGCAAGATGCGCCAGCAAAAGATTGGGCGCTGGCCCGAGGTTTCATTCGCGGCCGCTATGGGTGCCTGGGACGGGCTGCGGCAGGAGCGCGCGTCAGGTGTGGACGTGGCCAAGCGGGCGAGAGACGTACGCGCGGCTGCGGCCGATGCGCTGGCCCGGGTGCAGGAAAAGGCGGACGGCGCCAATGTGTCGGTGGCGGATGTCTGCGCCGCGTACTTGACTGGTCATGTGGAAAGGAATCGGGCGCCCAAAGGACGAGCCGAAATCAAGCGCACATTTGCGACCATGCTGGGTGCCCTGGCCGATGTGCCGGCAGCCTCGGTGACCAGAGCGCAAGCTTTCGATCTGATCGATTCGTACGCCAATACGCCCGTACAGGCGCAAATTCTGCGGCGCGAGCTGGGCGCGGCTTGGGAATACTGCCACGATGCGGGCAAGCTTCCGGAGACCGTGCCGAACTGGTGGCGAGTAATTTTGCGGGGAAAGCTCAAGTCCAAGGGGAAAGCGATCAACGGCGTTAAATCCGGCGTTGTGAAGCGGGTACTGTCGCCCACTGAAGCTGGGGAGCTTATCCGTTGGTTGCCGAACTTCTCGCGCGACATAACCGACATTCTGACGCTCTATCTCTGGACCGCGGCGCGCGGTGCGGAAATCACCGTGATGGAAGCGGGCGAGATAACCGAAGAGTCTGACGGTCTGTGGTGGACAGTCCCAAAAGCGAAGACTAAGAACGTCAAGCGGGAGGAGGCTACCGATTTCCGGGTGCCCTTGGTTGGGCGGGCGGAGGAAATCGTGCGGCGCAGGCTGGAGGCATATGCCGATGGCTACCTATTCCCGTCCTATGGGGCGTCGGGGCACTGGGAGCAGAAGTCGGTACAGACGCGCGTTTATTACCACCAGCCTTACAGTGAGACGACGCCGCATCGGAAGCGCATCAGGCTGACCGTTACGCACTGGGCGCCGCATGATCTGCGCCGAACGGCGCGCACGTTCCTCGCCTCGTTGAAATGTCCACGAGATGTGGCCGAGGTGATTCTCGGCCACATGCTCGAAGGCGTGGAGGGCGATTACAACCGCTACTCCTACGACAAGGAGCGACGGGTCTGGTTGCGCCGCCTGTCGGACTATCTGGAAAAGCTGGCGAAGCGAAGCCGCTAGTCGCACGCCGGCGTCGAGGTCCTTGTCTTAGACTTTTTTGCGCCCGTGTTCGGCGGCGGAAGCATGGTAGATCTGGGCCGAGCGCGGGCCCATTCCAATATTTCGGCGTACAGGTATCCGACACGCCGCCCGGAAAGTTCCCGTGGTGCCGGGAACTCATTGCGTGTCACCATAGCCTGGATAGTGGATTCGGCCAGCGTGGTGATCGCCGAAGCCGTGGCCAGGTCTACATACACGGGTTCAACACGGACATCGGTGCTCATCGCGGACCTCCCGCGTGTGTCGTCCATTCGCCCCGCGTCTCGATGGTCTCAGTCCGTGTGCAACCTTTGCCGCAGTACTCAACGTGCGACGACGGAACGTCCGTGGCTTTGCTGGTGAAGTAGACCCAGCGGCCGGCATCGTTGAATCGGAAAACCGTCACGCCCTTGTGCGTGAACAGTTCCGCGACCTGGATTTCCTGATTGTCGGTGCTCGACACGGAGACGGGAGTTTTCGAGCAGCCGTCCAGCGCCAGGACCAGCACGATTGCGATTCCGAGCCTCATCATGGCTTGACCTCCTGCAGCGATGCCGCCAGGACGCGTTTGGCACCTTCCAAGACGTTGGGGTAGATGAACGTGCGCCGCAATTCCCGGGCGGCCTGGGCGTCCGCGCGATCGCACTCCGAGACAAGCGCGGCCAGCTCGGACCTCACGATATCGAGAGCGCGATTCTTGGCTGCGAGATCATCACACAACGATGCGATCGCCTGCGGGCTGGTCGCCTCGATGAATTCCCGGACGCCTGGCGCCATGCTTACGTCGGGGTGCCCGTCGCTGGCATGGACGGTGCCATGCAGGGCGCTGCCGTCGCGCCGGTTGGGCCCGTCTTCGAACGTCAAGCGCCGGAACGAGCAAGAGTCCCACCACTTCCAATCCCGGTTTCCGAGGTCCGCGGCGAGCTGCTTGAGGTGGCCGGCACCTCCCGGCTCGCGCCCGGCAGCAGCACCAGGGTCAAACCCAATGCTGACGCGGGTTTCAGCCGTGGCGCGCGGCCCTTCAGCACCAGGTCCGCGCCCGGGGGCGGCGTGCAACTTTTCCAGGGCGTTCACAGCATCCCGGACGTAGACCGGCACGGCCTCGGCCCGGCGGTATCCCTCGACCAAGCGTGCCTTTGCGTCGGCATCGATTTCGCACTCGCCCAGCTTCTCCGCAATGGAGATCATGGTCCGCTGCTGCTCGGCCGGCGGCAGGCCGATTTCGCACCGGATCCAGCCGAGCACGCGGCGCAGGTGGTTTACGTCGGACTGCTTCATGCGGCCTCCTGCTCATCTTCACGGATGCAATGCACGGCCCACAGTGCTGCAATCCACTCGACCCCCTTAGGCGTGAACTTGGGCTGGGTGTAGGCGTAGTCCGATTCAGACACGCCCGTCTTGACCACAAAACGCCCCGCGTCGATATGGTTCTGGTAAGGGGTCCATTCCCCGCCCAGGCGGTACATGATGTTCTTGGCTTCCAGGAACTCCCGGAATCGCGCCTCGTTTGCCTTGAGCAGCTTTGCGACCTGCCGAAAGCCCTTGTTGCCGGTGGCGTCCACGTAGCGATCCACGAACTCGACCTTGGGGGCGGCATCGGCAATCTGGGCCTGCTGGCGTTCGATGGTAGCGGCCTGCTCTGCGGCGAGCATCAGGGCGCCGGATAGGGTGGTCGGGATGACGAAGCCTGCAGCCGACTTCGCTTCCAACTCTTGCCAGCGGTCGATAACGCGAGCCCGGTGCTCGTCGCTATATCCCGCCACAACGAGATGTGTATCGCGTTCGAATAGGTCGTACACGTCAATCGGCCGACCGCGTGTTGCCTCGCGCCGAGTTTTACGACTTGATCGTAAAAGCCCCTTATCGAACAGGCGCTCGATGGTGGACACCACATCGTTGTGCCTGGCCTCCACCAACTCTGCGATTTCTCGACTGCTCATGGTCGCAGCGGCGCGGGCATGGATAACTTGAGGGCTCATTGATGCGCCTCCGAGGCGGGGGTGCGTCCCGCAGTGTTCAGCAGGTTGCGCGCCGCGGTGGCGCTGGCTTTCAGGTGCGGATCTGCCGAGGCCTCGAGAATGCTGGTCGTGATCTCGAGCGCGCTGGCCAGAGTTGCGCAGCGTTCGCGCATCGCCGCTGCCTCAGCCTTGCACTCGGACAGTTCAGCCGTGGCCTTGTCGTACAGGCGGGTGTACAGCGCGCGGCCGCGCACCGCCGCCGCCAGTTGTTCGGTTGGGTTGCGGGGCTTACTCATCGCGTTCTCCTTGTGCGATCAAGTCCCGCAGGAGGCACATGGTGTCGCACATGAGGTCGCCATTCCGTTCAGCAATGTCCACGCCGATGCGGGCCAAGGTCTCGAAATGCAGGCCGAGCTCTGTTCCGGGCTCGTCGGCTGCACGATCTTGAATTGCGACCAACAGGGCGCTCATCTGGTCGAGATCAGTGCTGACCTTTTGCAGCAGTGCCATGATGCCCCCGGGCGTGATGAGAGACTTTTGGGCCGGGGTCATGCTGCACCTCCGGCGGCATCTTTGATGCCGAGGCATTCCCGCAGGTTGTACCAGCGCGCGTGGTCTTCATTTACGTCTGCGGCCAGGCTGACGAGGGTGGTCAGGTCAGAGTTGCCGAGTGGCGTCACCAAGTCCAGCATGACGCTCAGAAGTGCTCGAATGCGCTCCTTCTGCTCTTCCATTGCATCTAGATAGATCCGGGCTTCGTCGATATTGGGACGAGAAAGTGCTTTGCTCATCGCGCCACCTCGTCAGCCTTTGCGAGGAGAGGGCGGAAAAGGTCTGCCCAATCTTGTGTTTGCTCAGCTACCTCGCCGGAAATGTGGATGCCGATCTCGGCCATGTCGAGCGTGTTCAACATATCGTCAAGGCCGGACTGGCGGGCATGGGCGATGACGTGAAAAAGGGAACCTGTCTGGCGCAGCGCTTCGGCTGCTCGGTCAAGGGCCTCGCAGGCCTCTTTGATCGTCAAGGGGCGGGCGGTCATGCCAGACCTCCTTCGGCAACTGCCGTTTCGCATTCGAGCTCGTCGGGAGCGGCGCGCAGCGGCCTAAGGGTCGCATCCGCGCAGGCCATACGGTTCGTCACGACGGGTGCGCCGTCACGGTAGGAGACATCCGGCGCGCCATGGAAATCCACTATCCAGTCACGCCGTTGGACTTCGGCGAGATCGTCGGGATGAGCGAGAGCTGCGGCCGCCGCGCTGGTCGTGCTGCAGACAACGACCCCAATGCGCCCCAAGCGAGCCGCGTTCTTGCTTCGCACGAGCATTACAAGGTCGCCGACTTGGCAGCGACGGGTGGGTAAGAGTGCGGTAGTCATGCGGCGCCTCCCTTACCCAACAAGCGGCCAGACACGATGCGATGCAGCTCGGCGAATCGATCCACGTACCAGTGCGGCTGCGTCTCCCGCGGCGATGCGGGGTTGGTCAGGTTCTTGCCGTAGGCGAGACCCTTCGCGGTGATAGCCCAGAAGTGTTTCATGCCATTCGCTGCTGACGTGCTCTTGCGGGTGCGTTCTTCCAGCATGCCGGCGTCGCGCAGCAAGGCGTTGTACGCCGCCACGTTCGTCGTGATGCCGTGTTCCTTGAGCAAGGCGGTCAGGGATGCGGTGGGCATGCTGCTGTTCGCCGGCCCATCGTCCGCAGCATCTACCACGTAGGCAGGCAGGAATGCGCTGCTCAGCCCGTTTTCGCGGGCGATGTGTTCGAGCATGGCGACTTGAGACGACGGAGCAGGGCGCAGGAGGCGAACATAGCATTCCATGATCGCGAGCTCTCCGGGGAGCTTCTCTGTGGCCTTGCTCTGGTAGCCGCCGGTCTTGCGGATGGATGGGAGGACTTCGCCAGCGACCCACTTCTGCATGGGCAACGCCTTGGGCTTGTCCGAACGGTTCAAGAAGAAATATAGGCCTTGTTCACTGAGAACCGACATTTGCTGGAAGCCGCCAGGGGTGTGAATCCGTTTCACCCCCTTCCATTCGTCCGGGACCTTGTCTATAAGGCGGGCGTTCCATTCATAGCCCAAAGCCTCGGCTACATCCTTGGCGACAACCTTGGCACCATCAGCTTCCTCTACAACCCGAATAGGCGACTTTTCGAAGATGAACGGGATGAGGTGGTTCATTGCGCACCTCCTGGCACGAAGTGCTTGCCGGCCCATTGTTCAAGTTGGCTGCATTGGGAATGCAAGGATCGCGCAGCAAACTGCACCAACGCAAGCAGGTTGTCGGTGTCATAGGCTGATGGCTTCGAGCCTTCCGAATCCTGATCAACCATGTAGTGGCGGATCAGCCCGACCAAGCTTTCAATGCCGGACGATGCGGCATGCACTTCTTCTGCGAGACTTACGAAAGGGAACACTTGGCGGCGGCAGGCTTCTTTGACGATGTCCTCGCTAAAAATCGAGTGCTTGGTTTCGATTGGTGTTGACGACTCGTTGACGGTCAACGGTGCTTTTGATACATTGCAGGGATGAGAAATCCCCTCCGCGCCTAGCGGGCGGATAATTTTCTTGGACATGTTGGCCTCCTAAGCCGGTCCAGACTGAGGGCCGCAGCTCCACTGCGGTACTTCGCTCAAAAGCCCTGATCGCTCCACGGTCGGGGCTTTGTTTTACGTGATGAAACCGAATAATGAGGTGTGCCTAAATTTAAGTCAATAGGTGCGCCTAATTTTTAGGCTGCGCGTATGCAGACTTTTTGCGCGCTCACTGGTGGCTCGTTTCACGCGGCAGATTTGCCGCCGAAGTTTGAGCTCGAAGGACCGCCTTCTGGGCCATCTGAGTGGATCGATGTGCCTTAACGCCATCAGTAAACTATCCGGGAACACCTCGACTGTCGGCATGACACTCGCAGAGACCCGAACCACGTTGCATTTTTTTGTGACCATGCTGCAGCGTAAGGCCTACCTAACGCCTTGGCATCTGGTTAGCTGGCAAGCGGTACAGGCGTCGCGCGGAATGTACGTTTAGCTAGCTTTGTGAATAGTCTTTTTTAAGGCTGCGATGGTGTCTCTGACGCTGCGAAAGGGCAGTGGTACGACTTTCATGCCCAACTCGGCAACCTTCTCGTTGCTCGAGTTTTTGAACTCTTCATAGTTCGCCATGTACCAGTCCGAAAGCTCCGCTTTCAGTTGCCTAACTTCTTGGTGTTTTTTATTTTGACGGGCAGCTTGGCGTGCCCGGTCGGACAACGTCGTCTTCACTGTGACTGCTACGGCGGCCCTATGCGAGCGTACGAATTCGATATGTTCAGAGGTGCATACCGCGTCCATAGCTTCAATGGCCAGATCCTTGACAACGGACAGACGCCACAGGTGATGTTCGCTTCCGACGGGGATCTTCGTTTCAACTAACTCTGTACCGCCTGCGTCCGTGTTTGTCACCGATAGTTGGCGCAGTCGAAGCAATCGCCCAGCTTCGTCCAACTTCCATAGGGCAAAGACTGCATACATCTCGTGTTCGGTCGCATTCTTCATCTCGCGCCATTCCGAGTCGTCGCCGTCGAAAGCGGCCTCAAACAGCTGCAGATCAGTGTATTCCTCGTCTATCGGAGGAAAGCCGATGGAGGCAGCGTCGCCGTCAAATTCCAGTCTGTAACCGTTCGCGCTGAAGAATTTTCGATACTCAAAATACTCATCCGGCGCGTAGAAGAGTTCCCCGCGGCTCTCCCTCCATTCAACATCTAGAATTAAGTCGCGCAGTTCGTCGACCCTGCGGAGCACGTTCTGCTCCCGCTCTTCCTCCAGCTTCTCGGTCTGCCACGCGATGAAGGTCTGGATATCTCCGACTCCATTCCGTAGCTCGTCCAGTTGCCGTCCTGGTGCGAGATGGCGCCTAGCGCGGCGAGCAATCTCGTTCAGCCTTGCCTGCCCATAGAAGGTCCCATGGAGAGGGTCGAAGTGCTTAAAGACATCAACGAGATCGATGAGAGCCATGTTGTCGGTTGTGCGGACTTCCGTTCGGCGGCTAAGCGCGTCGAGCGCTAGCCAAGGCACCCGCCGTCGCCATACCGTGTGAGCGTTGGTTATTTGTGGCGGGCTTTAGGTGAAGTGTCTTCCTTCGAGCGGGAGCGCGCTTCCCATGCTTCGATCTCGGCTAGGACGCGGCCTTCAATCACCCCTTTTATGTAGTCCGGCAATTGGGCGTATCGCTCAGGGCTGATGGAGCGGAACGGCCACGATTCATCCGGTTTGGGAAGAGGGACAGGGCCTGAAGCTCGCAAGCGGGGGCCTGAACCTTCCGCTAACCACAGGTCGTTGACGCCTAGAACCGAGGCCGCCTTGACCAAGCTCACCCCCTTTAGGGTGCGCGTTTTGCCTGATAGCCAATTGTTTACCGACGGCGCGCTGACGCCTGTGGCCCGCGCCAAGTCCAGTTGGCGTACGCCGGCGTCGGCCATGGCGACCTTCAAGCGGTCTGCGAGTGTATTCATGAGCGCAATCCTATTCGGAAAGAAGTTAGGTGTGTTGTTGACTTTAAATTAGGAGCGCCTAATAATACGTCAATGCGATCCAAACACAACGACTCCGATCTCATTGACCGCTTAGGCGGTACTGCTGCCGTCGCTCGCCTCTGCGAAGTAAGGCCTCCGTCAGTGTCTCAGTGGCGATATGAGGGGATTCCGCGAGCTCGGCTGCAGTTCCTGCGGCTTGCTTTCCCTGCGGCATTCGACGCCGCAGAGGCGGTTGAGCTACTCCCCCAGGACCTCTCTCATGCCTAACGCCGCCACGACCCATATCGCTCCCGGCGTGAGGTGCGTCTCTCCGGCGTCGCGCATGCCTAATCGCTGTCCGGACCGAACCTACGCCCCGTCCGTAGCTTCACAGTTGGAAGGTGCGGTAGATCCCAAGCGCGAGGGCGACAAGCCCAGCAATCCAGAAAACCACGCCCATGGGCTTTACACGCCTTGGTCGACCATGGGCTGTCATCGCGCCAAGGCCGAACGGGTTCTGTTGGATGACCGATACGTACCGGTGATTGGCCAGCTCGGCGATGCCGATGAGCAGAGCCGACAGGGAGAACAGGGCGACGACACTGTTATCGACCTTGAGGTCGACGGTCAGTGCCAGGATGAGTACCGCGAAACCAGCCAGCGTGAGCATTTTGTACCACTCGTCGATGATGAGTTTTCCAACCAGGTTTGCCATGCCGGGGCCTTTGCAGATGGTGATTGTGAGGTAGGGGTACCCACAATTATCTACGCAATCTGCCCCGGCTCCCATCACATCCCCGGCGACACCACTACGCCGCCGGCGCCAGACGCCATTCCCATTGGCCCGGTGGACTGCTGACATGGCCGCCTTCGACTTTCTCATTCTTGCCCTAGTGCTGGCGGTGCTGGCGCTGGGCAACTGGCCGCCGACGATATGAACACCGCCGTTTCGATCCTGGTCCTGATCGCCGCGTTCACGTGGCTGCTGATGTTGATCACTGGGTGCTGCGTCGGCGTGTGGTGGCTGTGGCGCCGCCGCGGTATGCGCAAGTGGATTGCCGATTTCGATCAGGGCCTGGAGCGCGAAGAACGCGCGCGGGCCGTCTTTCAACGCCGCCATCGGTTCACACCGTAGGCGGATGCCAGTGTGCACACGGCTAGGGTAGCTCCCGAAGAGATGGACTCCTCCACCCATCCTGCCGCAGTGCCTTCCCAGTGGAGCGATGGAGGTTCTATGACCCCCCGCATGATTGTCCCGCTGCTGCGCTACACGGACGCGCAGGGCAAAGAGCATGAGGTGACGCTTGTCCAGGCCCAACACGACCAGCCGCCGCGGATCGTTTCCAGCCGGTGCGACGGTACGAAATGGCCCGGTGTCGATGTATCGCTGGGCGCGCTCTTCGATATCTCGCTTCGTGAGGGGCCGATCCGTCAGGCGATTGGCGATGGGCCAGAGTATGCCGAACTGCCGGCCGAACGAGTACGCAACGCGGCCGAATTGGCTCTGCGTGCGCTGCCGCCCACGGCAGGGCGCTTCCGCGTGGTGTGGGTGCCCGACGACGGGTTGCCATTCTGAGGCGCGCACATTGACACACGACAACACTTCGCCGCAGGTCGAGGACGGCCACACGCGCCTCGCCAATGAGTTGCTGGAGGCAATGTGCCGTGCCGGCTTCTCGGCGCGCCAGTGGGCCGTTGTGATGGCCGTGGTGCGCAAGACCTATGGCTATGGCAAGAAAGGCGACGATATCGGACTGGGGCAGTTGGAGCAGATGACGGGAATCGACAAAGGCAATCTCAGTCGCGTTGTGCGCGAGCTTGCGGACGCTCGGGTATTGACGCGCACAGAGGGAATGTTTGGGCACAAACTTGGGGTCAACAAACGGTATGCGCAGTGGCGTCTCAAGGGGGCTGCGCGCGGGGTTGCCGGTTTGGCAACCGAGGGCTGCGATTCGGGGTTGCCACATCAACAACCTCCGTTGCCGATTCAGCAACCCAAAATAGGCGATTCAGAGGTTGCTGAATTGACAACGGGGGTTGCTAGTTTGACAACCGCTGAAAGGGTTGTTGATTCGGCAATGGGGGTTGTTGATCTAGCAACGGTTGCCGAATCGGCAAAGCTGGGGTTGTCGAATCGGCAACCACAAAAGGAAACTATACAAAAGAAAGAAAAACACTCTCGTACCATCCTGTCGGATGGCACGTGTGATCGAGCTGTGCCGGCACGTCAAAGCGGTGGGGCAGATGAGCCTTCCCCGGAGTTCATGACGGCGTGGTCGGCCTACCCGAAGCGCGAAGGTGGAAACCCGCGCAAAGCTGCATGGACGGCGTGGAAGGCTCGCATCCGTGCCGGCGAAGCCACAGCGCAGGAACTGGTCGAGGCAACACGCGTGTATGCCAAGTTTTGCGATGCCGGGAACAAGACCGGCACGCAGTTCGTGCTGATGGCCAGCACGTTCTATGGCCCTGGCGAGCACTGGCGCGAATGGCTGGCCTCGACTGTGCCGGCAGGCGCGAATGTAACCGATGGCGCGAAGCCCTGGTATGCCCAGGTCGGGTTTTCCAACCCGTGGGAAGCGGAGAACGCCGGCTGCACCGAGGGTAACCGGTGGATGTGGGAAGACCGCCAGCAGGTGCGCACCGAGCAGGACTGGCCGGCCTGGAAGGCTAGCCAGGCCGCCTCACCGGGGGCGTCGGCGTGAATGCTCAGGAACTGTCCCGCCGGCTGGCGGACTCGGCTTCGACCGTCGCTGCGTACCTGCTGCCCGGTGGCAAGAAGCACGGCCGGGAATGGAAGGTCGGCAACGTCTCTGGCGATGCTGGCGATTCGCTGTCCGTGTGCATCAGCGGCGCCAAGGCGGGTATCTGGTCCGATTTCTCGGCCGGGATCGGCGGCGACCTGCTGGACCTGTGGGTCGCGACGCGGCGCTGCGACTTGGCGGAGGCGATGCGCGAAGCCAAGCAGTACCTGGGCGTGCGGGATGAAGCACCGCTGAAACCGCCGAAGCGCGAGCCGTACAAGATCCCCGCCAAGCCCCAATGTCGGACGCCGAAGGCACGCGTGCGCGAATGGCTGATGGGCCGCGGCCTGACCGAGGAAACCATCGCGGAATTCCGGATCGGCGAGCAGGAGCGGGGCGACAAGGTCTATGCGATCTTCCCGTACCTGCGCGACGGCGCTCTGGTCAACACGAAATCCCGCAACCCGGACGACAAGAAGGACATGCTGCAAGCCGGGGGCGCTGAGCCCTGCCTGTTCGGCTGGCATCTCATCGCCACGAATGCGCGGATGGTCGCAATCTTCGAAGGGGAGATTGACGCTATGACCGGCCACCAGGTGGGCATCCCCTCGCTGTCGGTCAATGCCGGCGCCGGGAATCACCAGTGGATCGAGAACGATTGGGAGCGGCTGCAGCAGTTCAGCGATATCGTCCTGTGTTACGACAATGACGAAGCTGGACAAAAGGGCGTGCGAGAGGTGGCCGTACGGCTGGGCCTGGAGCGCTGTCGCATCGCCACCTTCGGCAAGGCCAAGGACGCCAACGAATACCTGACCGAATACAAGGCCAGCGGCGAAGACTTCGAACACTGCATCAAGCAGGCGCGCGGACTGGATCCAGACGAACTCCAGCAACTGGCCGACTTCATGCCGGCCACGCAGGCGATGTTTTGGCCCTCTCAGGACGCGCCGGCCTACCCGCGGCTCTCGTTCTGCGGCCGGGCCCTGGACTGGTGGGAATGGCTGCCGGCGCGAGTCAGCGTATGGACCGGTATCAACGGCCATGGGAAGAGCCTGATGCTCAATCAGGCGCTGATCCCAGTGATGCAAGGCGACATCCCTGTTTGCATGTTTTCGGGCGAACTGACGCCGGCCCAGCAGCTCAAGCGCTTGGCCAAGCAGATCACGGGGATCGATCGGCCGACGCCGGCGTACCTGAACGCTGTACGGGATTGGCTGCAGGGGCGCATGTGGATCTTCAATGTGGTCGGCATCGCCGGCCTGGATAGGCTGCTGGAGGTCTTCGCGTACGCAGCGAGCCGCTACGGATGCGGCCACTTCGTAATCGATAGCCTAATGATGCTCGATGTGCCTGAGGACGGCCCGGGTTCAATGACCGCGCAGAAGACGGCCATGCGCAAGATTGTGTCATTCGCACACGCGACCCAGAGCCACGTTCACCTCGTCGCGCACCCGCGCAAGGCGAGCGACGAAACCAAGGCGCCGGGCAAGCTGGACGTGGCGGGCAGTGGCCACATCACCAACGGTGCCGATAACGTGTTCTCCGTCTGGTCCGCCCAGAAGCCGCCCGGCGAAGACACTGATACGCCCGATGCTCGGCTGGAAGTGCTCAAGGATCGGGATGACGTGGGGCGCCGCAAGGTGAGCCTGTATTTCAACCGCAGCACGGGACAGTACACGCTGGATGACGCACGCCGGTCGTACCAGTACCTCAAGTTCAGCCAGGACACTCGATGAAAGACCTATGGATTTTGGAATGGTCCCATGAGGCCAACACATTCCACGTTCAGGAGCTGAAGCGCTCGATCGACGGCTGGCGCCGCCATTTTCTTGCGAATTCGGCGCCGAATGATTGGGTGCCGATTTTCGTGGGCACCGAGCAAGAAGCTGATGCGGAGGCAGAAAGACTGGACCAAATTATGCTCGCGCGAGCGCAGATCCGACGAGAGCTGGACCGCGCGTAAGTTCGAAGAATTTCTAGGGCCCTTGCCGAAGCGGCGAAAAGGCCTATCGAAGTACAACGCCGCCGCCCTTGCGGGCTGGAAGGTGTTGCGCTTTACCGAGAGCACCGTCCGCGACGGCTCTGCGGTTGAGCTTGTGGCGCGCCTGCTGCGCGTCCCTCCCTACAACCCTGGAATCGTTTGAGGAACTGATCATGCTCGATCACAACAACCCTGACACCTGGCTGGAAATCCCGTATGAGGAGCGCCAGGCCGCACCTGCCGCGCGCGTTCACAACCCGTCGGAATCGCACGCCGATCCTGGCATGGCATACGCGCCGTGCCGCTGCTGGCGCTGCCGTGGGGGCGTGGCGCTCGCTGACCGCGCCACCCTGGACCGCCTGCTGGCCAAGCACCTGATGACGCTCAGCGAGACGGAGCGGGGTCAGTGGATGCTGTTCTGGGCAGCCCATCCGCGCCATGATGCGGAGGCGCTGGAGCAGCTCAACACGTGGCTGCGCATCGCTGGCGGTAGCAACGAGCCCGCGCCGGTGTATCCGGTCTACGTGATGCCGGAGGACGCATGAGCGAGCGCAATACGCCCTTTGCGCGCCTGGCCGTGGCGCTGGCGTACGCATTCAGCGATGAGCGGCATACGCTGAACCGGCCGGCGATGGCCCGCGCGGCAGACATGCGCCTGGGCGAGCCTGGGCCGCTTTCTGGTGCGGACGGCTGCGCGGAGATCGGCAAGGTTCGGCAGTTTCTGGAACGGAACCTGGACCCGCTGCACGTGGCCGTGCTGCACGCCCGCTATGGTCAGCGCGTGGCGAGCTGCAAGCACTGCCACAGCGAAGCGGATCACCCTGGATGGACGGCTGCAATGTACAAGATCGCGGGGAGGCTGGGCGCACACCTGTCCATGCGTACCGCCCACAGCGAGCTGCTGTATGCCCTCGTGCGCCGCTACTACGACAGCGGCACCGTTCGTACCCTGCAATCTCTGGCCGATGAGTATGCGTGCAAGGTGCGCAGCGTGGAGCGGGCCAGCGCCAGAGCGAACGACTGGCTGCGCGGCACGCGTGAGAAGAAGGGCGCCGATCCCATCTACGGCGTCGAGCAGGCCGCGCACGCCGCTGCCGAAAAGCTGCTGCGCGACGGGGGATTTATCCCCTGATTGTTGACTGTGCGGAAAACTCCCGCCATAATCAGTGATAACGGATTTCCTCAGAAGTCCGCCCACGAAACCCGCCACGCAAAAGCCGGCGGGTTTTGTTTTTTGCGCGGTGCCCGAGATGCCGAAAGTTCTGGACGAAGGGTGATGCCGCTACAGGCCCTTCAGCGGAGCGTGCATCCAATGCTGCGGGGTCCCTGGGTTCGAATCCCAGCCGCGCAACCTGCGGGCATGCTCATGGTGAGCCGCCGGCCTTCCAAGCCGCGCAGTGAGGGTTCGATTCCCTCTGTCCGCTCCAATGCAACGAAAGCCCCGATACGGGTGTTCCGGTCGGGGCTGGGCCGTTTTAGGAGTGGCTATCGGGGGCGCTTGCCGGCACGGCAGTTGTCAACGAATTCCCAAGCCATTGCGAAGTTGATGGGGGCTTCCTCGCCACGTTCTTTTCGGAATGCGTCCTCCCAGGCTGTCGTGCATTCGTTCGACTCTTCTGGGAAATCGGCCCGGTCTTCTTCGACTGCTGCCATTTGATCGACTGGTTGCTGTTTGCTCAAGGCCCTGCAGTGTTCAAGCGCAGGCGCTGACTTGAAATGGAAGTCTCCCAATTTCCTCGTCACGCAGGCCCTTAGGTCTTCCGCAGCCGAAATCCGCTTTTGGGCATCGGGCGTTTCTACAATTATGTCGTTCACAACCTTTACGGGAACTTGGTCGATGATCGAACCGTCGTCGGTAGCGATCCGTCTCAACCGCATGCCTGTAAAGACGTTTTCGCTGTAAGCGCCATTCTCTAATTCCGCGCCCGAAGCATCGGATTTGCGAGAGGGGCCATTGAGAACCCCCTTAGAATAGTTGGACCGTTCAAGCTCGTTTCCTTGCGGGTCAAATTTGCGGAACTCCCCATCAGGTTTTCCCTCGACAAAACGACCGTCAACTATGAGCTTGCCGGTGTCCTTGTCCCACATCTTGAACGCGCCCTGTGCGAGATTGCGCGAAATTGTCTGTTCTAAAGTCTTTGTACCCGTGGAGCTGTCCCAGCGCTTTAAAGTTCCGTCGAGCGCTCCATCCTCAAAGGTCGCCTCGGTCACCACTTTATCCGTCCGCGCATCGCGGATGGTGAATTTGCCGGAAAGGCCTCCAGACTTGAAGGCCCCTTCCATTTGAGGTTTTTCGCTCGAGCCCTGCCTGCATGTAAAAGTGCCCTCAAGCACTCCGCCGCTCACGCCGACGTCACAAAGAAGGGCGTTTCCTTGTAATGCTGTCACTATCGCCCCGCCTTGACCCATTAAAGTGTTGTAACCGCGTTGCCCGCTCAGGATCTTCGAGTAGGGTACGTTGGTCACTTTCCCGCTGAAGGGTTTGTTAGCGTTTCCAGCGAAAACCTTGTTGCTGCTAATTTCGGCGTTCCGCCAGTCTAGGATCTCGTCTCCGCAGCCGACGAGAGTGAGGGCAACCGCCGTCATTACTGAGAGTGAAAGCGGGCGCACAACCTTACGCATTTAGATATCTCCGTTCCGTGAAGGGCTTTATGTCTTCAACGGCACGTAGTGGTCCTTTCTTAAATTCGCGCTAGTTGGGCAGCGATTGGCGGCGAGCGTCGGGCTGAAATGTCATAGCTTGGGATTACTTGCCGACATGAAGCCCTCGCCGCGGCCACGAATAAGCGGTCAAAAAAATGGCTGCTTATCGGCTGGAACGCGCCGCAGGAAAAATGCATGCCAACAGTTCGTCCAGGTGCGCAGGCTTCGTTAACCAAGCATCGACACCGTCCGGTAGAAAGCCGGGGTCGCACCGGCGCACGCTGCCGCTAAAGATGATGATCCTGGGTGCGCGGCCTTCGTTCATTGCCTTGAGCTGTGGCGCAAGGTCCAGGCCTGACGCGTCAGGCAAATCGACATCGAGCAGCACCGCATCAGGTTGGAACTCAGCCATGAGGCGTAGTGCTGTTGCACCGTCGCCCGCGATCTGGACCGAAACGCCCGGTTCCATCATCAAACATTCAGCGGTCAGCTCCGCCGGTATGGTGGCGTCGTCCACGATCAGGATACGCATTGCGGTGATCTCCCCAGATTAATGACCCGCGGCAGCCCTCTGGCGGGCGGGCGGGCGGCTCCACCGTTTTCGCGGGACCATATCGTACTCCCCCTCTCGCTATCGAGGGTCCGCGCGCTGGGCATGGCTCGTGGGAGGTTGAGCATCGCCGCCGGGCGGTGTGCAGTGGATAGCACCCGGCGAGATCACATAGGAAATCGGCATGAAGCTCACGACACTCAAGCCGCGCCTTGCAATGGCCGGGTCCAGGTTGACCACTGCGCCCACGCCCAGCGCCCAGCGCATGGCGGGTCGCAAGCTGCAAGACCGCCGGTTGCGTGTCTGGTCTGCCGATCCGCACTGCGCCAACTGCGGCGAGGTGACCGCGTATCCCGACGGGTTCGAGCTGGACCACAAGGTCAGCCTGAACGATGGGGGTGCGGACACCGACGAGAACTCACAGGTGCTGTGCGTCTCGCGCGATGCGCACGGGCGCAAGGTCGGATGCCACGACGCTAAAACGCGGCAGGACATGGGATACAGGGGGCGCACGTAATGGCACAGATCACGGTCAAGCTTTCCCTTCGCGTCGCGTGGTGGGTGCGCTGGTACTTGGTCGGCGTCGTCATCGCGGCTCGCCTGACGGGCGCGACGCCGGACATGACCAAGGTGGAACGGTGGATCAGGCGCGGCCTGTCCGTCCACGCCAGCAGGAAGCCGTAGGGCGCCTCTGCATCGAGGCCGAGCCCGAGGCGTGCCCGGCTCATCGTCGGGGAGGGGGGGGGGCGGCAGGGGGGGGGGGGGGGGGGGCGGGTCGAAAGTCTAGGGCGGCTCGACCCTGGAAACCACCTGTTCCCTCACGCGCAGAAAATTTCCCCTTTTCAAATTGGAATTCAAATGGCTGGAGTCAAAGGACGCAGCGGCGGCGCTCGTTCGGGCGCCGGCCGACCGCGCAAAAAGGCAGATGACACGCCGAAGGATCCGCCGCCGCTGCTTCAGGCAGATGACATGCTGGACCTTTTGCAGAAAGTGGCTCTTGGTCAGTTGGAGGCCACCGCGCTGCAGGTGCGGGCCGCAATCGCCGCGGTGCAGTACACGCACGCCAAAAAGGGCGAGGGCGGGAAAAAGGACGCAGAGAAAGAGGCCGCAAAGCGGGTTGCCGAGCGCTTCTCATCTCCCCCGCCTCCCGCGAAGCTGCGCGTCGTCGGAAGCTGATTGATGGAATGGACTACCGCGTGCCCAGACTGGGCGGATCGGCTGCGCGAGCGCCGGTCAATCATTCCCGCGCCGATCTTCGAAGACCAAGCCGATTTCGCGCTGAACATCTTCAAGCAGCTTCGCGTTGTGGATTTGCCGGGCAAACCCACATTTGGCGAATGCTCCGAAGACTGGGTGTTCGACTTCGTGCGCGCCATCTTCGGCGGCTACGAGGCGGACACTGGAAAGCAGTTGATCCGCGAGTATGGCCTGCTGATCAGCAAGAAGAACACGAAGTCCACCATCGCGGCCGGGATCATGCTTACGGCCCTGGTGATGTGCTGGCGTGAGGAGGAGGAACACCTGATCCTGGCGCCGACGAAAGAGGTCGCCGATAACAGCTTCAAGCCGGCGGCCAGCATGATCCGTGCGGATGAGGATCTGTCGGACATGTTCCACATCCAGGACCACATTCGCACCATCACCCATCGCATAAAGCGCAACAGCCTGAAGGTTGTGGCCGCTGACACCGATACGGTGTCTGGCAAGAAATCCGGCCGGGTGCTGGTGGACGAGCTGTGGCTATTCGGCAAGCGCGCGAACGCCGCGGCGATGTTCATGGAGGCGTTGGGCGGCCAGGTGTCCCGCGATGAGGGTTGGGTTATCTACCTGACCACGCAGAGCGATGATCCGCCGGCCGGGGTGTTCAAGGAGAAGCTTGAATACTGGCGAGATGTGCGCGACGGGAAGATCGAGGATCGGAAGACGCTGGGCGTTCTGTACGAGTTCCCGGATGAAATGGTCGAGACGAAGGCCTACCTGCGCCCCGAGAACTTCTACATCACCAATCCGAACCTGGGCCGCTCGGTCAGTGCGGAATGGCTGGCGGACGAGCTCAAAAAGCACCTCGCAAAGACCGACGGGTCTCTCCAGAAGTTCCTGGCCAAGTACCTGAACGTGCAGATCGGCATGAACTTGCGGTCGAACCGCTGGGCTGGCGCCGACTTCTGGGTGGCGCAAGGCGACGCTGGCCTAGCCGCGTTGGATGCCTTTCTGGACCGCTGTGAGGTGGCAGTGGTTGGCATTGACGGCGGAGGCTTGGACGACCTTCTGGGCTTTGCTCTGCTTGGCCGCGAGGTCGGTACTCGGCGCTGGCTGCACTGGGGGCGTGCGTGGGCGCACAAGATTGTGCTCGAGCGCAGGGCAGAAATCGCGCCCGCGCTGCTGGACTTCGAAAAGCAGGGCGACCTGCGGATCGTTGAGCGCCCCGGCGACGACGTTGCCGAGGTCGCCGACATCATTTGCCGCGTGCGCGATCGCGGCCTTCTGCCCGAAAAGCTGTGCATAGGCGTGGACGGGTCTGGAATCGGCGACATTGTTGACGAACTGACCAGCCCCGGCCGCGATTTCACGCTTGAGGAGATCACTGCCATTTCGCAGGGCTGGCGCCTGAACGGCGCAATCAAGACGACCGAGCGCAAGGTCGCCGGCCAAGAGATGCTGCACGGGGGGCGCCCGCTCATGGCCTGGTGCGTCGGCAATGCGAAGACCGTCCAGCAGGGCAACGCGCTAGCCATCAATAAGCAGGTGTCCGGCAGCGCAAAAATCGACCCGCTCATGGCGCTCTTTGACGCCGTTTTCCTCCTGTCGCTCAACCCTGAGCCGCGGGGGCTTCAGAGCCTAGACGGGTTCTTCGCCAACCCTATCGTTATCGGATAAATCTATGAAGGCAGCAATCATTCTGCTGGTGCTCTTGCTCCTGGCAGGCGTTGCCATGCTCGCCGGCGGCGTCTACTTGCTGGCAGGGCCTGGTTGGTGCCTGATCAGCGGCGCAGTTGTGGCCTTCGTGGTCGCCATCTACTTGCTTCGCGGCATCCGGGGGGTGACGCATGGCCAATAGCTCGTTCTCGAAGGTTCTGGCCCGCAGCTTTGCCCCCGCCGTCAGGTCGGCAGCTCCGGACGGCGTGAAATCGAGCGTAAGCGACTGGATCGGGCGCAAGTTGGGCCTTGCGGACACCGCATTCTGGGCTGCATGGGCCGGTGGCGCTTCGGCCAGCGGCAAGGCGGTAACCGCTCAGTCCGCGTTGACGCTCTCGGCCGTATGGAGCTGCGTCCGGCTGTTGGCCGAGACGATCGCCACGTTGCCGTTTGACCTCTATCGAAGGCAAGGACGAGAGGCGGTCGAGGCGACTGACCTGGAACTGTACGCGCTGCTGCGCCACCAGCCCAATGCGGACATGACATCGGTGCAGTTCTGGGAAGTGCTGGTGGCGTGCCTGCTGCTTTGGGGAAACTCGTTCGCCGAGAAGCGAATGAGCAAGGGGCGGATTATTGCAATCGATCTGCTCCATCCGTGGCGGATGCAGGTCCGCCGGCTGGCCGATGGATCCATCGAGTACCGCTACAACGACATAGACGGCACGCACCGGGTGATTCCCGAGGACCGAATGTGGCATATCGCCGCCTTCAGCCTGGACGGCCTGCTGGGCATGTCCACAATTCGGTATGGCGCCAACGTTATCGGGGCGTCCCTGGCGGCCGACGAGGCAAGCGCCAAGATTTTCGCCAATGGGCTGAATGTCGGGGGCGTCCTTTCCACGGACAAGATCCTGAACCCGGCCCAGCGCACTGAGCTTGGCGACAGCCTGTCGGCCAAGTTCGCCGGCGCGATGAATTCGGGCAAAACGATGGTGCTCGAGGCTGGCATGAAGTACCAGCAGGTGCCCATGAACCCCGAGGATGCGCAACTGCTCGCCACCCGCGCGTTCAACGTCGAGGAGATCTGCCGCTGGTTCCGCGTGCCGCCCTGGATGGTGGGGCATACCGAGAAATCCAGTAGCTGGGGAACGGGGATCGAACAACAGATGATCGCGTTCCTGTCGTTCTCGCTCAGGCCTTGGCTGACGCGCATCGAGCAGTCCATACGCAAGTCTCTGCTCGCGCCTGCAGAACGGCCGCAGTACTTCGCCAAGTTCAACGTCGAAGGACTGCTGCGGGCCGATAGTGCGGCGCGCGCGGCGTTCTATTCCGTGATGACGCAGAACGGCATCTACACGCGCGACGACTGCCGGCTAAAGGAGAACCTGCCGGCGCGGGGCGGCAATGCCGACGTGTTGACCGTGCAATCCAACCTGCTGCCGATCGACAAGCTCGGCGAGACAGCCGGCGCGGAACAAGCCAAGTCCGCGTTCTCCGCCTGGCTGGGCCTTCCGACATTTGAGGACAAGACATGAAGCGCAAAGACGCAGCGATGCACATCCGCTCGTTCGATTACGACGTGAAGGCCGTCCAGGATGACGGCCTTTTTTCTGGCTACGGCTCGGTCTTTGGCGTCGTCGATTCGTACAACGAGGTGGTCGCCCCGGGGGCGTTCACGGACAGCATCGAGCAGACGCGGGCGAAGGGGCGAACGTTTCCGGTGTTATGGCAGCACCGCAGCGGTGAGCCCATCGGCAACTGGGACATCGACCAGTTGAAGGAAGACGCTCACGGGCTGCACGGCACCGGCCAGCTTTGGCTTGATGACGCTACCTACGCCAAGACCGCATACCGCGGCATGAAAACGCGCGCGATCACGGGCCTGTCCATCGGCTACTACGTGCGCGAGGACAGCTACGACGAGAAGACGCGCATCCGCACGCTCAAGCGCCTGGACCTGGTGGAAATCTCCATCGTTACGGCGCCGGCGAACGAGGAAGCACGCGTTGACGCAATCAAGGCCCGGATCGCCCACGGGGGCATGCCGGATCTTCCCGATTTTGAGCGGTTCCTGCGCGAGGCAGGCTTCTCGAAATCTCAGGCCGCGGTGATCGCCAACCGCGGACTGAAACACCTGCTTGACCGGAGCGAGTCCGGGGGCGAGGCGAAAGAAGCAACCGCTGGACTGATCAAGCAGATCGGCCGGCTTCAACTCCCGACTTTTTAAAGGTACACAAATGGGCCGCTATACCAATCTGGCACACAAGCACGAATTCGGCCGCAAGTCCGCCGACAACGCTGGGCGTCTGGATGACGCCCTCGAAATCAAGGCGCTGGTCAAGGCGCTGAACGAGCGCGACGAGGAGATCAAGGCGTTCGCTGAAAAGGCCTCGTCCGAGATCAAGGAACACGGCAAGGTCCTGGATGACACCAAGGGCATCCTGGAAACGCTGTCGAAGAGCGGTATCGCTCTGACCGAACGCCTGGTCGAGGTCGAACAGAAGCTCGCCCGCCGCGGCGCCGCCAATGACGACCCGGCCGAAAAGTCCATCGGCGAGCAGTTCACCGAATCGGATGACTTCACCGGCCTGGCCGCGAAGGGCCGCGGCATCGCTCGCATGAACGTCAAGGCGGTCACCAGTATCACCAGCTCGACCACGGGCACCGGTGGGGTGGGCGCCGCGATTCAGCCGACGCGCGTGCCTGGCATCATCTCGGGCCCGGATCGCCCCTTCACCATCCGTGACCTGATCATGCCGGGCCGTACCGGTTCGAACTCGGTTGAGTTCGTGCAGGAGTCGGGCTTCCAGAACATGGCTGCTCCGGTAGCCGAAACGGCGCTCAAGCCGCAATCGGACCTGTCCTTCGAGCTGAAGACCACGACGGTCAAGACGATCGCTCACTGGTTCCTGGCTTCCAAGCAGGTTCTGGCCGATATTCCGCTGCTGCAGAGCTACATCAACGGTCGCGCGATCTTCGGCCTGAAGTACGTCGAGGAAAACCAGATCCTTGCCGGCGACGGCACCGGTCAGAACCTGCTGGGCCTGATCCCGCAGGCGACGCCGTTCAACGAATCGCTGCGCCAGGCTGGCGACACCAAGATCGACCTGCTGCGCCGGGCGATTCTGCAGGTCCGCATCGCCGAGTACCGCGCCAGCGGCATCGTGCTCAACCCCGTGGACTGGGCGGACATCGAACTCCAGAAGGACGAGCAAGGCCGTTACATCTGGGTCAACGTGGTGGAAGGTGGCGTGCCGCGCCTCTGGAAGCTGCCGGTTGTGGACACGACCGCCGTGCCCGAAGGCGAATTCCTGGTCGGCGCCTTCAACATCGCCGCCCAGGTGTTCGACCGTGAAGACGCCGCCGTGGAAGTCTCGACGGAAGACGGCGATAACTTCCGCAAGAACATGGTGACGATCCGCGCCGAGGAACGCCTTGCGATGGCGGTGTACCGCCCCGAGTCGTTCGTCCACGGCGAGTTTGCCGACACCACGCCGTAAGGCGGCGCCAGCAGATGAGCGGGCTGGGCCCAGCCGCGCCCGCTCAATAGGAGCAATTCATGTCGTTTATCGCACGCAAAGGCTTCCTCAACGGGAGCGAATACCAGCGACGCGGGCGCCCGATCGATGTGTCGGGTGAACGCGCGCGAGAATTGCTTCGGCTCGGCCTGATCTCTGAGGCGGGAGACCAGGCCGCGCCGGCGCCGCAGAACAAGATGAACCCGCCGCCGCAGAACAAGGGGGCGGGCGAACCGCTGGCAGCAGATCACACTGCCTTGCTGTCGCAGAACGCGCCCGAGATCATCGGGGCACTCGCCGACATCGCTGATCCGGCCCTGCTGCCGTCGCTTTTGGCTGCTGAGCAGTCCGGCAAGGCGCGCAAGTCGGTCCTGGAAGCGATCCAGGCGGCCATCTCGTCCACGGGGGCATGAATGGAACTGGTCACCATCGAACTGCTGCGCTCGCACTGTCGCGCGGACTCCACGGATGATCCTCTGCTCGAGGTCTACGGATCGACGGCGGAGGAGAACGCGCTGGCCTATCTGAATCGCCGCGTGTACCCGACTGCTGCCGCGCTGGCTGAGGCAGTCCTGGCGGGAACTGCGGGCGACGATCCGATGGTGGTGACCCCTGCAATCCGTGCCGCCGTGCTGCTGATCGCCGGCAGCCTGTACCGAAACCGCGAGGAAGGTCCCGACTCTCGCACGCTGCCGGTCGGCGCCCAGGCGCTGCTGCAGCCTAACCGAGTGGGGTTGGGCGTATGAGCATCGCTGCTGCAAGTCTGCGCCGCCTCGTGCGAATCGAACGCCGCGAGACCGGGACGGATGAAGCGGGCCAGCCAAATGGCGCATGGGTGGAAGTGGCCACCGTGTGGGCCGACCCTCGCGGCCAGACCGGGATGGGTTCCATCACGCGCAACCAGGAGAACGTGGGGGCGTCGATCAACGCCTATAGCTTCCGGATCCGCTTTCGCCGCGGGCTTGACCAGGGCATGCGCTTGCTTGAGCTTGAGGACGGTGTCCCGATTGGTGACCCATTCGACATCAAGAACGTTCGCATGGACCTGGCGGGCCGCGAATGGACGGACGTGATCTGCGAACAGGGTGGCGGCGATGGCTAAGGGGCTGCAGGCGACGTTTGACACCTCCGGCTGGTCTGCGGGCCTTGATCGTTTGCTGGGACCCGCACGGGTCAGCCTGGCGCGCTCAATGGCCGTTGCTGGCGGCGAGGTGCTGCGAGATGAGGCCAAGGCGCGGGTGAACACGCACAACGGCGTTCTGGGCGCCGCCATCTACCTTGCCTTCAGGGAGCGGTACTCGACAGATCAAGAAGTCCAGTACGCCGTCACCTGGAACAAGCGTAAGGCGCCTCACGGCCACCTGGTGGAGTTCGGACATTGGCAGATCTATCCGGTGATCAAGAAGGCCGACGGAACCTATGTGACCGACAAGCGCCGCAAACTTGCAACGCCCAAGTGGGTGCCTGCCTATCCGTTCCTGCGGCCGGCGTATGAAGCCGCGTCAGCACGTGCGCAGGCAGCAATGATTCAGCGCGGGCGGCAACGCTTGCCCGAGCTTCTCGCGGGGCAGGAGGTGAGTGATGACGCTTGAGGCGCAGTTGAAAGCTCTGCTGGGCGTGCTGGTCGAAGATCGCGTCTATGCGGATGTCACGCCCGACAAGCCCGTGTTCCCGCTCATCGTCTACCAAGGCGCCGGCGGGCAAGAACAGTGGTACGTGGAGCGCAAACGCCGCGAGAAGCGGCATCAGCGCGTGCAGGTCTTCGTATGGGCCGCCACGCGGGCGCAGGCGAGTGACATCGCGGACCAGATCGGCACCGCCCTGTGTGAAAGCGACTTTCCTGCTGTTGAGCCGTATGGCTCGCCCACCAGCCTCTACGAAGAGGCCATCAAGAAGTACGGCACCCGCCAGGACTTCGGTATCTGGTTCCATCCCTCCTGACTTTCCCCCGCTTCTACATCGAACCCGGCCGCGCGCCGGGTTTTTTCATTTGAGGAACACAAATGTCTTCCATCTTCATCAACGGCACGCGGTATTCCATCTCGACGGCGCTCGCCGCGGCCGCCGCCATCTCGGCCATCTCCAATGCGAATCCGGCTGTTGCCTCCGCGGTCGCCCCGCCGGAAGACGGCTCCATCCTGGTTCTGAAATCGGCGTGGACCAATCTGAGCGAGACCGTGGCGCGCAGCGCCAATGCAGACACCGACAGCTTCGAGCTGGAAGGCGTCGACACCACGAGTACTGTCCTGTTCCCGGCAGGCGGGGGCGCTGGCTCCTATCGGGAAGTCAGTTCCTGGGTAGATCTGGACCAGGTGCGCGACGTGGTGATGGCCGGCGGCGACCAGCAGTTCTTCAACTATCAGTACGTCGAAGATCCGACCAGCCGCCAGCGCCAGAAGCCGACCTTCAAGAACGCAATGACCATGACGGTCTCGCTGGACTACGACCCGGACAAGCCTTGGTATGCGGCGCTGATCGAGGCTGACCGCCTGCGCGAGCCCGTCGTCGTGCGCGGCGTGCTGCCCAACGGCTCGACGCTCTTCTACTACGCCTATCCCTCGTTCAACAAGGTCCCCGTCGGCCAAGTGAACGAGAACCTGCAGAACACGGCGGTCTTCTCCCTCATTGCCGATCCCATCCGCTACGAGGCCGCGTAATGACGTTCAAGATCAAATCCAACCCCACCATCGACGCCAGCATCACCATCGTCGGCCAGGGGCGCGAGCAGCAACTGAACGTCACGTACCGCCACAAGACCGGCAAAGAGTACGACGCGTTGATGCAGCAGTTGGCTGCCGGTGAAATCACGACCGCCGACCTGTTGCTCCTGCTGATCGAGAAGTGGGACGCTGACATGCCGGTGAGCGAGGAGTCGATCGACTTGCTATGCGAGCATCAGCCCGGCGCCGATCTCGCGATCGCGAGCGCTTTCAACGACGCCATCCGGGTCGAGCGCAAAAAAAACTGACTGAGGCTGTGGCGGCGTTCCTTTGGGAGCCGCCATCAGCCGCAACGTTAGCGATGGCCGGGTTAAAGCTCAGCGACTTTCCCCGACCTTGCGCCGAACTCTGGCCGGAGCACGTGCCGGCGTTCAACCTGTTCACGCGCAACTACACGCAGTGGCGTGTGGGAGCGGGAGGGCCGATAGGGCTGGATTACGGGGTCCTGTATCACGACCTGGACCGTCAAGAGCTTCCCAGGGCGGAGCAGCAGGAAATCATGGACGTTCTCCGGATCATCGAGCGGGCGGCCCTGGAAATCTTCCATAAGAGTTGAACATGGCACAGGAAAGCATTGGCACCGCGCGGCTAGACATCGTCGTAGATACCTCGCAATTCGACGCCGCGATTGCTTCGGCCAAGCGCGGTACCAGCGACATGTCTCAGTCCGCGCAGGCGGACTATACGAAGCTGGCAGCCGCTGAGCGCCGCCGTGTTGACGCCCTGGTGAACCAGGCCAACACCATCGGCATGACGCGCAAGGAGCAGATCCTTTACAACGCTGCCCTGCGCGGTGTGCCCACGTCGATTCTGGACGAGCTCAAGACCAAGCTGTCGGCGACGGGGGCGGCCGCAGCCGGCGCCACCAAGCAGATGAATCAGTATGGGGTGAGCGCCGCACAGCAGGCTGCAGCGCTTCGCGGCGTGCCGGCGCAGCTCACGGACATTGTGGTTTCTTTGCAGGGCGGCCAGCAGCCCCTCACGGTGTTGCTGCAGCAGGGCGGCCAGTTGAAGGATATGTTCGGCGGCATCGTGCCGGCGGCGCGAGCGCTCGGCAGCACGATTCTGGGATTGGTGACGCCGTGGACGGTCGCAGCAGGCGCTGTGGCGCTCTTTACCTCCGCTGTCGTCGCTAGCAAAGGCGAGCAGCCCGAGTTCACCAAGACGCTGATCCTGACAGGTAACGCGGTAGGACAAACTGCGGCGGGCATGTCGAACCTCGCCACGCGCATCGCCGACGTGGCTGGGTCTCGCGGCAAGGCGGTGGACGCGCTCAACCTGATCGCCGGCTCTGGCAAGATTGCCGGACAGAATATCGAGGCGGTCGGTGAGGCGGCTGTCGCGATGAACCGTGTCACGGGCAAGGCCCTTGCCGACACGGTGCAGGAGTTCGAAACGCTCCGCGGCAAGCCCGCCGAGGCGATCGCCGCGCTGAACGAGCAGCAGCATTTTCTGACGTTGGAGGTCTATCAGCAGATCGCCAGCCTGGAGCGCCAAGGACGTACCCAGGAAGCCGCCGCGCTGGCGCAGCGGACCTATGCGGACGCCGTTAAGCAGCAGGCCGAGGACGTGCGGCAGAGCCTTGGCACGCTTGAAACGGCGTGGAACGCAGTCACGCAGGGGGCCAGCAGCGCGTGGGAGGCCATGAAGAGTTTCGGCCGGGCGCCGACCTTCGACCAGATCACGGCACAGCTCAGGACCGTCAACGCGGAGCTGAAGCAGCTTCGCGATAACGCGGCTCCGCAAGACGACGAAACCAGGGCATTCGTTGGAGATGGCGGACGAGCGGCGCGGCGTCGGGCGAAACCGCTCGAGCGGGACCAAAATCGGCTGATCGCAGAGGCTGCAGCGCTTCAGGATCAGGCCGACCAGGCCGCAATTGTCGGCTGGCAGAAGCGCCAGGAAGCCGAGAAGATCGCTGCCGAGGCCCGTCTGTCATCCCTCGCCAAGGAAACCGAGACAAATCGGCAGAAGCGCGAGCGCGAAATCGCCCAGGTCAAGAAGGATGCCGAGCTCACGGGGGCGACCCTCGAGACTCAAAAGAAGCTGATCGACCAGATCAACGACAAGTACAAGGACCCTGCGGCCAAGGCGTTCACGGAGGACGCCGCGACCAAGCTCTTGCAGCAGTACCGCGAGGCAGAAGCCTCCTTGCAGGCGCAGATCACCAGCGAGGGAAAGCTGGCCACCTGGGGCCAGAAGCGGGCTGAGTTCGAACAGCAGATTGCAGACCTGAAGGACAAGAAGGTCCTGACGGCGGATCAAAAGAGTCTGCTCGCTCAACAGGACCTGCTGCGCCGCCAGCTAGATCTGAATGTGGCCGCAGAGAAGGAGCTACGCACCAAGCAGGAGACTGCCAAGGTCGAAGCCCTGCGCGCCAGCTTGGCCGCGACTCGGGATCTGGAGCAACAACAGTATGCCGACCAAGTGGCCGGCGTGGGGCTGGGTGACCGCGCGCAGGAGGAGCTTCGCGCACGCCAGGCGATCTTGCGGGACTACCAGCGCCAGCAGGCGCAGTTTGACCGCTCGATGGCGTCGGGCCAGATCTCGCAGGAGACCTACCAGAGTCAAACCGCGCTTCTGCAGGAACACCTGAATCTTCGCCTGTCGATGCAGCAGCAGTATTTCGACCAGGTGCGAGAGGCGCAGGGTAATTGGATGAATGGTGCGACTTCGGCGCTGGCCAACTATCTGGACTCGGCTTCGAATGTCGCAGGCCAGACGAAAGCCCTGTTTTCAAATGCCTTCCAGGGCATGGAGGATGCGATTGTTCGGTTTGCCACGACTGGGAAGCTCTCATTCGCAGATTTTGCGAATTCAGTGATATCGGACATGGCGCGCATCGCCATCCGTCAGAGCATCACTGGTCCGCTTGTTGGTGCGCTTGGGACCGCTTTGAGCGGCCTAATGGGCGGTGGTGCGCCGACTGCCGGCCAGGTTGCAGGCGCCACCCAAGGCGTTAACGCTGGGCTGCCGCTGGCCTTCTCATCGGGCGGCTACACCGGCGACAAGCCGCGCGACCAGGCCACCGGGATCGTGCACGGACAGGAATATGTGCTGAATGCTGACACCACGGCGCGACTGGGCCGCGGGATGTTGGACGCGCTGAACGCTGGCGGCCCGCTGCCCGTGGGCGACTTACGGCGCGGCAGCGTCGCGCGGGTCACCACTGGCACAGCCGCGCAAGAGGGATCGGCCCCGAACGTGCAGATCAACCTAATCAACCAAAGTGGCGAACAAATGGAAGCAAAGCAAAGTGGTTCTCGGTGGGATGCGAGCCTTTCCGCATGGGTCTGCGACATCGTTCTGGCCAGGGCGCGCAAAGACCGCGGCTTCCGTCGACAGTTTCAGGAGCCGGCATAAATGGCAACTTTCCCTTCCTACGCTCGAATCATCGATGCGGGATATTCGAAGAAATCAGACTACGGCGTGCTGCGCACCGACATGGACGGCGGCATTGCGAAGCAGCGCCGTCGCTGGAGTACGCCGATCATCACCCGCGCGGTGACGATCTTGTTACAGAGCGTCGATGACCGCAATGCGTTCGACGCGTGGATGGCGGACGAGATCGGTGGCGGCACGGGCTGGTTCGATTGGACAGACGAAAGCGGCGTAGTCAAACAGGCTCGTATCGTCGGCGGTGACGTGTCCTGGACCACGCCAGGTGTCGTCTGGACCGGCGCGGCGAAGCTTGAAACGGTGGGTTGACATGACGAGATCACTTTCGAGCGCCTCGGCGCGCAATGTGCTGGCCACGTCTGCCGACGAGCCGCTGCTGGTCGCCATCGAAATCCTGCATGCCGAGCTTGCTGTGCCGGCGCGCTTCGTCAACGACACCGCAGATATCGAAATCGAGGGCAACAACTTCTTCGCGTGCCGGTTCGACCTGACGCTGCCTGATGACCAGGACGAGCAGGTGCCCGAGGCGCGCCTAGAGGTCGACAACATCGGACGCGAGCTCACGCAGTGGCTTGAGCAGAGCCAGGGCGGCAAGGGCGCAAAGTGCCGAATGCTCATGGTGTTGCGGTCCAACCCCGACAACCTGGAATTCGACATGACACTGGACCTGACTGGCCTGGAGATCACCAACTTCCGGGTGACCGGCAATCTGGGCTTCAAAAACACGCTCATGCAATCGGCGGTCGCGGTGCGCTTTGATCCGTCCACGTCGCCGGGGAACTTCTGACATGCATTGGTCCGATACGTACGTGAACCAGCCCTATGTGCCGGAGACGGGCGATTGCGCGGCGTTTGCGGAGCGCGTAGCGCGTGAGCATCTTGGCATTGTGGTGGGCCTTCCTGACGGACATGCGACGGCATTGCGTGCACAGGCGGCCCAGATCGTTGCCCACCGTGGCGAGTTCGCCGAACAGATCGACGAGCCTGCCGAGGGCCATCCAGTCTTGCTGCGCTCGCGCGGTGACCTGTTCCACATCGGTGTCATGTGCAAGCTGGCGGGCGAGTGGTGGGTGCTGCACGCGGACAAGGGCTTCGGCGCCGTGATTCGCCAGCCGCTTCGGCGAATGCTGATGGTCGATTACAAGCTGGAAGGGTTCTACCAATGGAAGGCATGAAGAAGAACCTACCCGGCCCGGTGGCCACGCCTTCCATGGTGGTGTATCCGAAGCCGCTGGGGACCGATCGCACCGAGCACTTTGAGTGCTTCGCGCCTGGCGAGACGCTGGGCGCGTATGTCCGCCGCGTTGGCATAACGGTGCCGTCGCGCGTGGTGCGCGTCGAGCACAATGGCCGCGAGGTGCCGATTGCGCTGTGGCAGCGGCTTATCCCTCGCCACGGCGACATGGTCGTCATCCGGGCGCGCGGATTGGGCGGTGGTGGCGGCAACAAGGTGCTGCGCACGGTAGCGATGATCGCGGTCGTCGTGGTGTCCATCCTTGCGCCGTACGCTGCTCCAGCATCTTGGGGCGCTCTTGGGGCTTCTGGTGGGTTAACGGCCACCGGTGCCCTGATCTCAGCCGGTGTCATGATTGGCGGCAGCCTGCTTGTAAATGCCTTGCTGCCCCCACTTACGCCGACCGCCGCGAAGCTCGGCACAGGCGAAAAGTACGAGTCAAGTCCGACCTATGCAATAAGCGGCGGACGCAACCGCGCGCGCCCGTGGGAGCCGATGCTCTTGGTGTTCGGGCGCCACAAGGTGGTGCCCGATTCGGGAGCAACCCCTTATGGGCACTACAACGGCAATGATCAGTACTTTGATCAATCATTTCACTTCGGGCTGCAAGGCCTCTCTCTGTCGATAACAGATGTCAGGATCGGCGAGACGCCGATTCAGGCGTTCCAAGACATTCAGATGCAGCGGTCAGATGAGAGCGGGCATCTAGGCCTGATCTCCGGCAATGTTGACGCCATCCAAGGATTCACTCTCAGCAACACCAGTGAATGGCAGTCGCGCACTACACCAACGCGTACCACTTTTATCGTGGTCGACCTTGCGGCACGGCTGTTCACCATTACCGATGAGGGTGAGTTCAACCCGCGCTCTGTCGTCGTGCGAGTTCAATATCGTGCGGTTGGATCTGCGACGTGGACAGACATCGGCGAGATCGGCGCTACGTATGCCACGCACTATTGGTCAGCGGTCGTATACCCTGAAAGAACCCAGATTAGGGTCGGTAGCACGAATTATGCCGATCACTCTGAAGGGGACGTGTTCTTCGTTGAAGGCGCGGATGGTTTCACGCGGACTGCGGTATGGAGGTGGGTGCCACATCCCTATCAGTCAGGACAACCCTGGCTGGGAGTGGCTCCCGACCCGCTCTTATCTTCCGGGCAATCTGGCGTGCGAATCACAGGAGCGCGTCAGGACGTGACGCGGCGTCAAGTGTCATGGGTTGTTCCAGAAGGCCAATATGAAGTCCGGGTCTACAAGGAGACAACCGACGTCAACACGAGTCGGGAGTCGAATGAAACGGCTGTGGCGCAGATATTGGCGTATCAAGTCGATGACGCCGACTACACGGGACAGGCGCGACTCGCTGTCCGCATCAAAGCGACCGGTCAGCTAAACGGCGCTATCGATGAACTCAGTGCCGTCGTGTCGGCCAGTTGCCCTGTGTGGACCGGCACCAGCTGGGTTTCAAAGGAAACGAGCAACCCGGCCTGGTGGTATTTGTGGTTCGCACGCGGAAGGCGCGCTTCCGATGGTTCCCGGCTGTACGGCGGCGGGCTCACTGATGACCAGATCGACATTGACGCGATCAAGGCCTGGGCGGCGTGGTGCGATCAGAAGAGCCTGACCTTTGACTATGTCCTCGACAGGAAGATGAGCGCGGCCGGCGTTTTGCAAATGATCGCGCGGGCTGGTCGGGCCACGATGACATACCAGACTGGCCGGCTAGGGGTTATCTGGGATGCGGAAAATCTCCCCGTGTCCGCTATGTTCGGGCCGTTCAACGTCAAGGCAGGTTCGTTCAAGATCGCATATACGAATGATGGCACCGTTGATGAGGTGGTGTTGAACTTCGTCAACAAAGACAATGCCTGGACGATGGACGAGGTCCGTGTGCGCGTGCCCGCCGCTGCTGTGACTAACAACCCTTTGCAGCTTGACCTGGACGGATGCACTAACAAGGACATGGCGGGCCGCGAGGCAAATCTTATCGCCGCAGCTCAATTGTGGAAGCGCCGGAAGATCACCTGGGAAACCGACATAGAAGGGTTGGTGTGCACGCGCGGCGATGTAGTGTCGTTCTCGCATGACCTGACCGTCTGGGGTTATTCCGGCCGCCTCATGCCGGGCAGCGGCGGAACGCTGATGAAGCTACAGAAAGTCGTTCCTAGTGATGGAACCGGCACCGTGATGCTGCGCGATCCTGATGGGAATATGAAGGTGGTAACGGTGTCGTCGGCTGTTGGGGATGTTGACGAACTGACCATCGTTACCGACCTGGACGGTTTCCCGATGCCAGGTGATGAAGGGTACGAGGAATGCTCGCCCTTTGATTGGGCCTGGCAGTTTGACCCGTTTGAAACGCCTGGCCGGCGCTTCAAGGTATCCAGTGTTGCGCCTGCGGGCGAGGGCTTGCGCTTTGAAGCCGTTGACGACGACCCCGAGTACTACGCCTCGGAAAACGACCCATACCAGTACACGCCGCCGCGAGACGGCTCGCTTTTGGCGGGGGTTGTTCTTTCCATCACGGGTGCCGAGCAGATTCTCAATGTCCAGAGCGACATGATCAGGCTCACGGTGTCCTGGGTCGTGACGGCAGACGTTCGTTGTTTGGTGGTCGTCTCGGTAAACGGGGTGCTTCGAAGCCAGCAGGTTTTGGAGGGACGCTCTCTGGATGTGATGGTGCGTACCGGCGATTCCGTCGATGTGTCGATCACGCCAAAACGGCTCACCGGCAGCGGCGAGCCGAAGAGAGCGGCATTTACGATTCAAGGCTTGAGCGCGCCGCTTCCAACCTTGACAGGGTTGCAGAGCGTCTTCCGGGACGGCCTGACGTGGCTTGCCTGGGATCGAGTGCAGGACATTAGGCAGCCAGTCTACGAGGTCAGGCGCGGGGAAACTTGGCAGAACGCCGAAGTCGTGGCCGTGACCGGGGCACCGGAACAGCTCGCTGTGGGTAATGGGCTGTACTGGGTTGCTGCTCGGTTTCAGCTATCGAATGGCGCGGTCCTTTACGGCACTCCTGACAGCTTGCTCATATCAGGAGCAACGCTCTCCCGCAACATCATCATTGATCGCAACGAGGCGCCGGCATGGCTGGGATCGGTGGGCGGCGGGGCGCTTGTAATTGACAGCCTGCTCACTCTCGCGCCGACCGGCGACGTCTTGGATGTTCTGGATGTTTTGGATGAGGCCGACATCCTTTGGTATGGCGGACCAGCCACCACTGGCAGCTACACGATTCGCGAGGCGGACCGGATCGATATTGGATATGTGGCCGCCGTTCGCATCGATTTGGAAGTTTTCTTCTACGTTCGGAACCTGACCGCAGATCTTCTCGGTGTCAGCGATGTTTTTGGCCTAGTGGATGTACTGAATGGTAGCGACCGCCAGTACGTGCGCGTTGTTCCGCAGATCAGGTTCGCGCAGGAGGAAGGCGAGTGGTCTGAATGGCGAGACTATGTGCCGGGCCTCCTGAATGCGCGCTATTTCGACGTTCGTCTGCTCATCGAGTCGAGCGACCCCAACATCGTGCCTTTCGTTGAGGCTTTCGCCTGGTCGATTGACGTCCCGGATCTGGTGCAGCGTGGCGAGGAATTGGCGGTACCCGAAACAGGTATATCGGTGACCTACCCGAAACGCTTCCACGCGGTCCCGAACGTCCAGATCACGATGCTGGATGCGCAGCCTAGCGATCAGATTGTGCTCACCGATTCGGATGAGGATGGCTTCTTTGTGCAAGTGAAAAGTGGGGCGACGCCGGTAGTTCGCTCCGTCAACTGGATTTCACAGGGGTATTGATATGCAAGAAAGGACGCAGGTCCAGACGACGCCACCGCTATCGGGCGTGGAGCTGGTCAGTCAGATAAATGACATTGCGCAGACACTTGGGACCAACTTCTCCGGGGATACCGATCCCGCGGCGCTGGCGTGGGCCTACGCAACGTGGGCAGATACTGCGAACGGGCTGCTGAAGAGACGCAATGCGGCAAACACCGCATGGGTGGCTGTGGCGAAGCTCTTGGCCTACGCGCCGGACGCCTCGGAAGTCGCATATCGGTCCAAGATGGTCGGCGAGGTGTTCTATGTTTGGGATCACCTGAGCGGGGCATCCGCGCCTTCCAACACCATTGACGGAGTCAGATTCATCAAGCTGACTGCCTCGGATAGCTACAACACTGGAATGCTCGCGAGCGAGACGGTAACGGGCAGCGGTCCTCTGATCGTGGCAACCGCAGTAATTAGCTATCCAGACTCGCCTATCAACGGTGCCACCGTGTCTCTCATCAACACGGAACGCAGGGTGCTACGGGCGGGTTCGTCCGGTACGGTGCAGACCGACGCGTTGCAGAACATCACTGCCGCGTTTGAATTGCGGCGCCTGATGGTTGGCGCCACCGCTCTGACGCTTGCTACTCAGGCGGCCATTCCGGGCGCTGCCGATGTGTCCGCAGATACGGGTACAGGTCGTGATCGAGTCGTCGCGTCGTCGGATGCGCCCCTAGCTGCCACGCTCGTAACGATTGACGCTTCGCGTGTCGCTCGTACCGGAACCGAGACGCGCTCCAAGAATATCGGCATCACCGCATACATGAGGATTCAATAATGTCCTACGCAGCTAACGGCCTGATCAGCCGAGATCCGATCGAAGGCGGAATCGAGATCACCGACGCGCAATATGCGGAAGCGCTTGCTGGCATGTTGTCCGGTAAGGTCGTGACTATCGACGGGGGGTTCAAGATCGATTTCCCACCCCAACCCGAACCGCCCAGCGAGCTGGAGCCAACCCTGGACGAAATCAAACAGTTCAAGAGACAGGAGATAACTTATGCCTGCATCAGGGCGATAGACTCCGGTTTCGTGCATGAGGGCCACCCCTACGACTCAGACATCGTTAGCCGCACGAACATCATAGGCACGGCCACTGGTGTTCAGGCGGGCGTTCAGCTGCCGGATGGATTCACCTGGCGAACATCCGATAACAACAACGTTCCAATGGATGGTGCGGGCGTTATCGCCTTGGGCGCGGCGCTTCTTCAGCACGTCAATACGAAATACGCCATCTCGTGGCAGCTGAAAGGACAGATCGATGCGGCGACCACCCCAGAAGAGGTTTTGTCCATAAGCTGGCCTGTCTCTCCCTAACAACCCGCTTCGGCGGGTTTTTTTACGTCTATAGGGGACGCGATTGAACATCCAAGATTTCGACGCGCTCGCGGCAAAACTCGCCGGGGTGGTTGGCGCGATGGTGTCCATGCGCTTTTTGCAAGGTTCACGCACAGCGAAGTTGAGCATGGCCGCCACGGGCGCCATCTTGGCCTATTACGGCTCGCCGTGGCTGTCTGAGTTTCTCGGCATTCCGGAAGGCCTATCAGGCTTTCTGTGCGGGTTCCTGGGCATGGCCGTTATGTCTCGCATGTGGCAAGGCGTCCAAGAGGCGCCGATTGGCGCGCTGTGGCAGGCGTTGATTGACCGCGTACGCGGCAAGGGGGTGTGACATGGACAGCACCATCTATCTCACTTTGTGGGCGGTCCTGGCCTTCGTCTGCTGGCTGGTCGTTGCCGGTGGCGCGGCATTGGCGGTCTTCGCGCGCGACATCAAGGACACCACGCTCGAGCGGATCGGCCTGTCTGCCGTCTGCCTGACGGCGACCGGCGCGGCCTGCCGCATCTTCGTGGCGGGCTGGGCGAGGGCAGGGGGTGCCGCGCTGGCGGCCTCTGTCGCCTTCTACGTGGCCGCGGTGACGGCCAAGCACATCAGGAGCCCGAAGTAATGAGCCAATTTCAGTTATCCCAGCGCAGCCTGACGCGCCTTGCCGGCGTTCATCCCGCTCTGGTCGCGGTCGTGAAGCTGGCGATCCAGCGCACGCCGGTGGACTTCACTGTGGTCGAGGGCGTGCGGACGGTCGCGCAGCAGCGCGAGTATGTGGCGCGCGGCACCAGCAAGACGACGGCGAGCTACCACCTGCCGCAGGCAGACGGCCTGGGCCATGCCGTTGACCTGGCGCCGCTCGTGGGCGGTGCGATTCCTTGGAACAACTGGCAGGCGTTTGCCGACCTGGCCGCGGTGGTGAAGGCGTGCGCCGCCGAGCTGGGCGTCCCGGTGGACTGGGGCGGCGACTGGAAGACGTTCAAGGACGGGCCGCATTTCCAGATTCCGCGTGATTGGAGGGGCGGGGATGATTGAGTCGCTGAAGATGCTTACCGGCGTCGCAGGCAGGAAAGGACTTGCAGCCGCTGCTGTCGTGGGGCTCCTCATGGGCGCTGGGACTGCTGGGCTTACGGCCTGGACGGCGCAAGGCTGGCGCAAGGATGCCCAGATTGCCAAAATTGAACGCGGCCATGCCCTAGACAGAGAGGCCGGCGCACATGCTGCATTGGCAGCGGTCGAGGCGGCGCGAACTGAAGAGCGGCGGCGCCTGGCCGCCATGGAGAAACAACGGGATGATGCTCAAAAGAAAGCAACGGCTGCGGCTGTTGATGCTGACCGCGCTCGCATTGAGCGTGGCAGGTTGCTCGAACGCATCAACGCACTGGTTGGCACCGCAGTCGGTCGCGATCCCCGCCTTGCCGACGGAAGCCCGGCAGGAGCCGACGCCGTCAGTCTGCTTGCCCACATGCTCGGCAGGGTTAGCCGCCGAGCTGAAGAGCTTGCGGCAATTGCGGACCGTGCCCGCATCGCTGGATTAACCTGCGAGCGGTCATATGACCAAACGAGAAGCCCCGGTTTCTGAACCCGTCACTCGAGTTGCGCCGCTAGGCGTGGCGCTTCGCGGCTTTGTCAGGTAAAGCCGCGCGAGTCAGCTATAGTTCGGTGCGAAAACCGTTTGGAAAGCGATTCTTCAGCGTGTCAGTCAGCTGTCGCTGCAGGCTATCCGCCTGTTTCATGTCCAGAACGAACACCACGACGCTCGGCTTACGCTCGGGCAGGACGCTCGCCAGGGGCACGCTTTCGACTCTGAAGATCAGTGCTTCTGTGGCGCCCGCAAGCGTGCCGACTTCCCCTCGCATGACGCGGCGAATTTGTGCGTCCCATGGACCGTTCATACCTGTCTCCCTGGCCAGCCTCGTTCTTCGAGCTTAGCACTGAGGGCTGGGCGGACAAATAGTGTCGGCGGGCCAGTGTCCCTGACCCTTGGCCGTTTGGAGTGGCGCATCCCAAGCTTTAACGACATCCAGGGTTCGGTGCACGATGCGCCACTGCTAGCCCTACCTTTTCGTCTGGCATCCGGTATTTCTTCGCTTAGCCACACGACAAGTTCCGGTAGGCAGCGTACTTATATGTTGCGATACGGGCGAGGCGCCGGGGTTTGCGTTATCACCAATCTTCGCTCGACGCGGCAGGTTGACCGGCCGGGGAACTTCACAGTTGCGTCCGATAGTTTAGTAGTGTGTGCCGTCTGTGTCTTGCTTGCACCCCCCGGAATCGGCTTTTGCAATATTTCCCGGCAGGGAGCTCGATCCTTTTGCTTGCGAAATCTTCCTCGGCAGTAGGCTTATAGCTTTGGCTCGACGACTTAGAGAGTCCGACGGGACCGAGTGCTGAGTCGCAAGCATCTCGCTCCCGCCTATCCGACGATATCCAAAAAAAAGCCCTGAAACCTCAGGGCTCAATCCACGTCTACGTCTTCCTGCAAAATTTCCTACAACTGCTTATGTAGTCGCTAGGCCCGCCGGGCTGTTTTCTGAGGAGTTTCAATACTGTCAGTCCTCGTACCGGCCCCTGCAGCGCAGAACAGGCTTGGCTTCGTGCAACGTTCTTCGGTATGACGACTATCCCGCAACGCCCGAATCCACGCTGTAGCAAGTGCCCCGCGGCCATCCGATCGCGCGGACGTGGCTTGCTGCCAGCCTTCTTCCCATGCGCGTACCTTCGCATCCCAGTCCAAGAAAGGCTCGCCAGTGTGTGCGGGCATGGCGTCGGCGTGCAGAAAAGGCGAATCCCAAATTGTGAGTCCGGCCTTTGCGGCCGCCGACCCTTGCCTGCGGACATCGTCTAGCATGATCATGTCCTCCTAATGGATGAAGCGGTAGTGTTGCTCGCTTGTAAACGCTGCGCAATAGTGTTGCTGTACTACCTTGGTAGGCAACTTCTTCCAATGCCCGTTTTCCCGCAAGTGCGCATTGCAACGGCTACCGAGACCCTCGGCAGCGTAGCTGCGGTCTTTTGCCGGAGCGGGAGGGGCATGCCGCGACCTTATTGCCAATGATTAGATCAGATGAGCCATAGACGCTCCTCCGTCAGCTATGTAAATTGGACTCTAGACGTGAACGACATGAGGACAAAATGCGCAACAGAATCTTGCTATTCGTCACGTGCCTGCTGATTGGAACATCTGCGTCTGCGCAGTTTCGAATCGAAATTGAAAAGAGCAAGGCAGGACCCTTCGCGCCGAACTACAAAACACGGGGAGCCGCCATTGCGAACTTCGAGACCAAATGCCGCATGTGGCCTGACGCGATAGGGAAGGTGATTGAGTCCGGTTCAGGACAGAGCACACGAGTTGACTGCATTGCAGAAATGGAGCGGGTGCGTAACGCTAAGGCGGAGCGTCTCGCGCGGGAGAAGGCGCAGCGAGAGTCACAGCAACGTTATCAAGTGCTCGCGCAAAGCCCCTCGGGCGCCTGGAAGAACATGGGCGAGTACCCGACGGAGGAAAAAGCGCGTGCGGCAGCGGAACGTCAATGCGTTGATCGCGTCACACCCCCCAGAAATTTGGCGGGAAAGTATGTGGATCCTTCGGGCAAAGAGACCGTTATTGCGTGCGCGAGCAAACGTTGA